ATCATCAAAACCATGAGCACCACCGCAAGGACGCTCTAAACGATCGTCTGGAATTGGGTAGAGTTCTTCATTTTGAGTAATTTTTCTCTGTTTTGATGCTTTTCTAAGATATTTTTCGCTTTCTACTTCTGTAATAAGGGTCATTCCTTGTTCGATGAACAATTCTCCCTTATCAACCTGATGATGATTTCCCATTTTAGCTCCTGTTTCGTTAAAAACAGAACTTTTAGAGGGGTTGCTATCCCTTATCAGTATTTATTTCACGCTCTTGAGCAGTTTTCCAGTGGTATTCATCCTCATTTCCCATCCCAAGACGATCATAACCACACTCTACCTGATACCATTGGGTGGAAACCTTAAAATCTGGCATTTTTGGTTCGGCAGGTGTTAGACTATTGTCAAAAATACGCAATCTATTGTTCGGGTACAGTGCAAATTGACCATTTTCAAGTTCAATCAGGTTATGTGACTTGTGTTCGGCAGGATTTTCACTTGTTGCCCAGTCAACCATATCTGGGTCACGGTGATAATTGTCAATTGTACAGACATAAGTGCCTTTTTGAATACCAAAATCGCGTGTATAACATTCAAAGTCCATACTACCGATGAATTTCTTATCAATACTGACCACACCATAATCCATACAGTTCCAAAATTGTAGGTTTGGTAGATCCATGTCTGGACTAGGTGTTTCCGGCGACGAGACAAACGCACTGATAGGCAATTTATCATACATTGCCGCATATTCTGGTAAATAGGTCTCAAAATAAAAAGCACGTCCAGGAATCGACTTTGCCGAAACCCAGACGCCCTTAACAAATTCACCGTGCCCACTCTGATGGTCTGTAAGATATTCTTTACGAACCCATACCTCAACAGAAGGTAGATTGGTGATGAGACAACTCATAAGACTTAAGTAACTGTCTTATTTACCTTGACCACGATACCTTTTCTTTGCTTTATTGCGAGAAGACGCGGCATACTTGGTATGAGCACCCGTGCCTTGACGAGTTTTCTTCGGTGCGCCTTCCACATAACCGCCACCCTTACGCATAGCCATAATTAATACTCCTTAGTAATCTTAGTTTCAAGTTCTTGTGGTCTTGGAAAACCTGTCTGATAAAACTCTACCGACAGGTCCTCCATCATATCAAAGTATTCCTCCTCCGTCAAGTTCTTGTATAAAACTCTGTTGTTATGGAGAATTGTATACCTTTCTGTCATCGTATCAAATCACTCTTGTCTTCTCGTGACCGACTCTGATACGAGGATCGCACCAAATCTCAAAGCCTGCTTCCTTTGCATCCAGACAGAAACTTACATCCTCTCCACACATATCCTGAACCTCTCCAGATTCAAAGACTTGCATCTTCGGTGCAAACCAAGGATACTTCATATCCTCGTGCTCAAAAACTCCGTGCTTAATCAGTAACCATCCAAATCCTGCATAATCAACGGTAAATGGTTTCTTACGCTTTGAGATACTCTCACCAGTTTCATGATTCATGACTCCACCATTATTGCGGAAGTCATCCTCCTCCATCCAGTGTGCAACAGATGTAGTACGACCGTCCTCAGTCATGTACCATCCACTTGCAATGTCCTGATCCATTAGAACCAGTTGCAAGAATTTCTCAGTATTGAAAATAATATCACTATCAATCCATAACTGATAGTCATACTTCAACTTTCCATCCCAGGGAATTTGGTCGGGTCCTCGCAGTACATTCGCTCCTAAACATTTGCATCTTGCAAAGTTTACCATCGATGAATAATCTTGCGAGATCTGAATGCTTGCTCCTGCTTGTACAAGATCAAAACACAATTGTACAAAATTTTTCAGATATGTATATGAGACACCCCTTCCAGGTAGACAGAAGACGATCGATTTTCCTTTGATCATCTCCTTTGCTTTCTCATAGTCCCACTCTGGGGCACTTTGAGATGGTGTGGGTGGTTTTGCTTTTACGGTAAATCCTTTAGCCATAATAGAGTGTAATTACTTCAGTATCATACAGTATTATCTATGTAACGTCAATCTTCTTTGATTTCGGTTATCACGATGCAGTCTCCCTCAACCTCCATGTTTACTTGGGTGCCCTCGTACCATCCAAAATCATTCAGTACCCACTCGGGCAACTTTATATAATACTCCCCAGTCACGGTATCGACTTCTACGGTCGTAAAATTTTCCTCCGGATTTTTTTGCATTTCCATGTTTTCGTTCCTTGATTTTATATATGTGTGTGAGACATTTAGAGGTCGATCGTAACACTTTATAGCTTATGGGGACCCAATGGTTTTATATACACGGCGGCGACCGCCCCTAAGGGGGGACGGCGCACAACTGCTGTTTCACGCACGCATGGGGTCGTCAGCGACCTTGGAAACGTGCGCCGCCGATGGACTGCAGAGCACTCAGGAGACCTTGGGCATAGCAGTCCAGACCCTTGGCATCTTTGATGCTGGTGTCTAGGAATTTGCAGGAGTTGACTGCCAGGCGGACGGCATAGTCGGAGTGGCGCTCAGAGTAGCAGCGGAACTCTGCCAGGCAGGCACGCTCATCAGCACCATGACGGACATAGGCAGCAGCTAACACGGCATACTCTTGAGAAGTCCAGCGGATGTCTTTGCCGTTGCGGTTGATGGGCGACTTCACGAAGATGCCGTTGTCGCGGCGGTTGAAGACCTTATAGACCTGAGAGGTCGTCTTGTAGGACTGCCCCTTCTTGATCTCATAAGTGCGGCGGGTCACGGGATCCACCAGACGGCGGGTCTGAGTTGCGGTAACGGATGCCATGGGATGGGGTCGGTTGCGTTGACTTGAGTATCCTACAGCATCGGGCGGCAGGATCGGGGGGAAGTTACAAAACTTCAGAAAGCGATCGGGTCGGCAGTCGGAGCAGAGATGGCAGCATAATGGGCGGCGACTTCCTCAATGCCCTGGGTTTCCAGATCGGTGGCGATGCTGTCCAGGATTTCCAGGAGTTGGGCACCGTCAGCGGCACGGTTCAGAAGGGAAAGGGAAAGGTCGCGGGTCATGGTAGGATTGTGGATTGTGGTTTGAAGGGGGAGGCGGATCAGAGGTCTGTCATCATCTCCTCCATCTCAGCGGCATTGATGGCGGGGTCATTCCATGCCACGCCGTCGCCAGTGCTGCCGATGTGGCGTCCGATCTGTCCGTCAGTCATGCAGCGGACGAACTTTTCCCAAGGGGTCTCCCAAGGGGAACAGAACTCAACACATGCCTTTGCGGTGTTGTACAGGAACTCATCGTTGCCGATCCAGAGGGCAGCATTCCAGGTTTCGTAGTTTGCCCAACCGTTGTAGGTAGCGGTGCTCATCGGTGTCGTTTGAACTGAGATCAGTATAAGGGGTCGGAGGGGGGTCAGGATGCCAGGCAGTGACGGTTTACCCACTGTCCCTTGGAGGTGTCACCACTGAACCAAAGCATCTTAAGGATGGCGCGACGTGACACCCCAGTGTGGCGGTATTCAGTCAGGGGGGTGCCGAACCAGCGGACGCGGGCAGTCCCCGTGATAGGGTTGAGGCGCAGGGTCCAAACGCTTTGGGAGTCGTTACAGTTGATGGGGTAGCGCATCGGGTTGTCTGAACTGAAACCAGTATAAGGGGCAGATCAGGCGCAATCGGGGAGTGAGTGGACAGCACGCTCATTGGCACACAAACTTCGCGTTGTTAAAGTTAGCATGACTGAAACGCTCACGATTGACCAGTTTCATTGTACCAAACTCATTGCTGTAGACATAACCTTCGGAGTCAATTCGATCGTATCCAATATAAGCAGCAGGACCATCATTGCGGCAAAGGAAGAGTGCATCTTCTTTGATAGATTTGATCAGTTTCCAGTAAGAAATCAGAGTGTAATCGCAGTCAAATGCATTATCATCAATCGGCGTACCTTCGCGGATGCACTTATTCAATGCTTGCTTGATTTGCTTTGCTTTCTTCTCATCAACAAAGGTCACATTCTGTGCCATGACTTTAGCAAACTGAATCACCTCAGTAAGGTCACCAAACGACCCTGCACACTTGGTATAATCACCAGAGAAGATGCGTGCCTTGGGTTTCACAAACTTACAGTAGGGAGTGTCAGTAATGGTGAACAACATGGGGATTGCCCAACTATCACGGAGGTCATCATTTGCCTCATAATAAGTATGCGGAGCAATGATGATGTTTTGGTCGATTACTTCTCCGAAATCGTAAGTGATAGTGTTGGGAGTGTATTCAGACTCTCCGCCAAACCCAATAAAGTCGCCTTGAAAAATGGCGTCTGTATGAGGTAACCAATCAAAACAAGCGTGCAGAATGTTTGCAACTTCGCCACTGTGGTTCGCATCAATGTCCGCATGAGATTCGTTGATCTTGATTTTAACTTTGTTGAACACACTTTTGGTGCCAACGAAGAAATTACCAGTGGCAGGATTGCGTCCCCAAACTATAGCGGGAGCACCGTCAATCTTAACAGACAGGGCACCTGCTGCCTCAAACCAATCCAGGGCATTCAGGTCACCCGTCAGGATGGTGTCTTCGGGGTGTTCGATGTGGGTGTTTCGCATGAAGGTAGTATGGCACCCCCAGGGGGTCTTTGGGGGGTTTGGTGGACAGTGTGCCAACTGGTCGGGCAGCCGACCTGGGTATAAAGAAAGGGGCACGAATGCCCCTCTATTTGTTATGCAAACATGAAACCATTGGTGAAATCATACTCATTGTAGACAGGGGAAGTTCCTGCCTGTCCGATGAACTTATGAACGAACCAATTGAAGTTCTTTTGGAATACACATTCGCCCTTGATTCCGTGCTCCGAAAGAATAGCATTCAGACGGGACTTGGTGGTGGCAGACTGCCAACCACCATCAAAGATTTGCACGAAGTCATCGCCTACAACAGCAATAGTGTTGCCATGGAGACGAACAGTAGACTCGTTAGTTTCAGGATTGAAAGTAACAGAAGTGTTGTCTTTCTGCCAGTTCAGATTGTTAGAAATGGCAGCGTTCATTTCACGTTCGATCTTACGCATGAGGTCGTTTCGTTTGAACTGAGGTTAGTATGGCAGCAGATGGGGGTCAATGGGGAGAATGGTGGACACTCCCCCGACTGTCACCCCAGGAAGGTGGCGGGGTTGCCGTAGTCTGCGATGTGATGTCCGTTGTGGCGGATCTCAGCGTAACCAAACTCCTCTGCCAGGTCCAGGCAGATCAGGTAGGCACGGTCCAGGTCGCAGACGGACTCAGACTCATAGGGGGCAGAGGGAACCAGGATTTCGTAACGCATTGGGTTTTCTTGACTGTCCCCATATCCTACAGCACCCCTCCGCCGATTTCAGGGGGATGGTGGACGGTTCCCCAACTGGTCGGGCAGCCGAACGGGAGTATAAAGAACTCCCGCACGGTTTGTATCAGTAATCGTAGTTAGAGTTGATGTAATTCTCTACATTGAACTTCTCTTCTTTCTCCCATTCTTCTTTATACTCAATGACATCGAAGATCTCACCAGGAGCATCAGCAATCTCAGACCAGAGTTCTTCAAACATGGGGGCAATCCCTGACGACTTGATTACA